TGCGTCCGAGCTTTTTCTAGTACTGCGTAGATTAGACTGGCGTACCTGCTCCAGTAACTGCCTCGCCAAGTGTACGACCAACTGCTGCACCGATACCAGATCCAACACTGGATGCTCCTGCACCCCATTGTTCCATGTTATCAAAGCGGATTGTTAGTGCCACAGTAGCTGCTTCGTTAGTAGCGTAATTCATATCGCCGTAGTCTGCATTCATTAAGATGCAACCATACATGTTCATAGTTTCTAGAACGTTTGATACGTAGTTACCGTTACCGCCGTCTAGTACTTCAACACGAGTTGTGAACTTATAGTCAATACCTGAACGTGCAGATGATTGTTCCATAAAGTCAAACTGTTTCTGAATTTGCTGACCAACTAACTTTTGAACTTCACCACTAGCATCATCACGTAATGTTAATGATAATGTTTCAAAGCTAGGCTTACCAGCAAGGTAAACCTTGCTGTTGTAAACGTCTAACATAATCTCTTCAAAGTTTACCTTTGGACGAGTAACGTCTTGTACTTGCTTGGTTAGCTCAGTGGCTGCTGCAACACCAAAACCTAAGAGAGTCACTCTAAAGCGATACTTCAGTTTTGGCATCAATAGTACTTGCGTACTGCCGGCGCCTCCTGTCGGGATACCAAAATTATTTAATGATGTAATAGCCATTTTTAAATCTCTCCTGTGTTCTTGACACGCAATGGAATGTAAATGAACTCAACTGCCTTGACGGGTTCGATAGCGATATCTACCCAAAGCTCGTTGCGATCAATTCTTGCCGCTGTGTTATTTGACTCGTCACACACTACAGCAAAGTCATACAATGCACGTAAGCCTACCAATTCTAACAATAGACTTTCACATGCTTGTTTAACTTCATCTCTAGTAATCTTATCATTTGGTTCAAAGATAAACGGACGAGCTAATTTGTTTAACTGACTACGTAAGTATACTGTTAAACGTGCTACGTTGATACGATCTAATGCTGATGCGTTTCTTGCACGAGTCTTCTGACCATAGTTAACTAGTCCAACACCATTAAAGAATGTAATTGGGTTAATTTTTAAGTCATATAACGTATCACGTTGACCTTCATTCAGTGCAACAGTTTGGAATTCACCGCTTGCTGCATCAATGTAACCAACGGCTGTAGCGTTAGTAATGCCACCGCGTCTTGTACCTGCTGGAGCAAACCATGGGTAAGAAACGTTGTCGCTTAGTGCAATAGTCTTAAGCATCATGTGTGAGCTAGGAACAACTGCATTGGCGCCGCTTAGGTCTGTGGTAAATCCACTTGGGTAGAACGTAGCCAAGTATTCGTCGTAAGTAACAAGCCCTTTATCGCCGTTATCAGTAACTAGCTCTGCATTTGAACCCCAGTTAGTTAATGTTGTAGCATCGCTAGCTAAACGTAGTGGAGTGTCACCAACTACAAACGCTGTAATTCCACGATCGATATTCAAGTTAACTAGATTGCTCATTAGCTCAGGATATCCTGGGCAAGAAATAATGTTAAAGTTACGTCTTTCTTCGTCACGGATCTCGCTGCTTGTATCAACTGCACTCTTAAGCGCAGCAACTACAACACCACGTTGTGCATGACGTAGGAATGATCCAGAACCGTCTTCATTATTTGGGCTAGCTGTAACCCAACGATCAGTTGCATAGTCTGCCATAGATTCGTTGTTGTTAAAACGTACATTATCACTTGCTGTATTCACGTAGTTGTTTTGGTAACGCTTAACGTTGCCGCCACTTCTGCGCAAGTTCCACAGCAACATGCCTCTTGGATATAGATCTGGATCTGGAGCATCAAAGTCTAAGAAGTTACTGTTAGCTAGATCGCTAATAGAAGCTGCAATAGTTTCTTCGCCGTTCAAGTCATAACGTGCATCGGCAAACAAGATACCTTCTTCAGTTTGTTGATCAGTCTTGTCAACTAATTCCCAACGATTCTTTCCGTCGGCAATATCAGTTCTTGCTGAATTGTAACGGTAAATTGTTGGATAATTTTCTAAGTCGGCTGTGCTAATCCACAAGTCGCCTGTTAGTGTTCCGGCTATCCAAGGATTGCTTGCTGATACCACTGGAGTGTATCCAATACGTGTTGTATCTACGCTATTAAAATCTGATGCAGCGTTTCTGTAACCAACCCAAGTTGTACCATCATGTATCATAATGTCAACATCGCCAACACTAGAGCTGTACCATAATTGTCCATCATCTGCTTCGTTTAGAGGAGCGCTAGCAGATGCACTAAAGGCAGTAGTTGTAAATGGTGCCCAGGCTGAGACAACATAGTCATCACTTGAACCTGCAGGCGCAGCATATACATTTAGTGCGCTGGCAAACAAGTTACCAAATACACTGTCAGTGTCGACAATTCTAAAGTCGCCTCCTAACTTGTGGTAAATGCTCAATACGTTAGTTGCATTAGTAGGCGCGGTACTTGCTGCTACTGATTCTGCTTCAATGTTTGCAAATCCTGCTGCGTTAATTGCTTGAGCAATTAGTTCAGCATCGTCCATGTCGTTGGTAGCAGTGAATGAAATAGTCTTTGCTGTACCTAATGCAATAACACCCTTAACACTTTCTGCAATTGTGAATGACTTTGGACCAGTAGATGCAACTGATCCTACTGTTATGCTAGTAGCAATTGTTGTGTATTGTCCGGCCGCAACAGACCGTCTCCACATTCTAAATGTAACACTATCAGGCACTATGTCATTGAACGAGCCTTCTTGGCTGTTTGTTTGAACCATTAATGCGTTAGCACTAATGTTGATTCCGCCGCCGCTGCGGTCTAAGTAATACAATGCTGCATTTGTAGTAGCATAGATAGGAGCTTCGCTTGCTACCCAAGTAGCAGTCGCTGAATTCCATTGCTTAACTCTCCAACGTGCGCCATTGTTTGGCTCAGTTGTCTTTAACCATACTGAACCTGTTGGGCGTGCAGTTGCATCGTTGCTCTTCCATGTTGGAACTTGCGTATGTGGAGTTTGCTGTAGACCTGGAGCATAAAATGTGCCAGCAACTAAACCTAATAAGGATAGTGTAGTAGTGCCTGCACCAATGGTAATTGTTGTTGACAGACTAGAATCAACAGTAGCTGGTTGATCGTTAGTACCGGAAGTATAAAGATAAATTTCGCCGCCAACTGCTCTAGCAAATACGCCTCTTGCTTCTTCAGCATCAACAATAGTTAATCCATTAATAAGTGCAACTGTTGCTGCAACAGTTTCGCCACCGGTCAATGTAATAGTTGTTCCGTTAATTGTAAAGTTGCCTGCTATAGGAGTACTAAAGCCAGAGCCAGTTACAGTTGCGTGGCTTAATGCCCACTCTGTAGAACCAACTAGCGCCCATGCACCTGCAACAACACCAGCGACTGGTAGTCCAGCGCTCTTGAAATAAATTTTAGCTTCTTCGCTACCTGCGCCGCTTCCTTGCACTGTTTGGAACACAACACAGTAGTCACCGATAGAGCCAATAGATGCTTTTGGAACACCGCCTGATTCAATTTTAGAACTGTCGTCGTCTGTTAGTACTATTGGAGTTTTTGCTGCAAACTTCTGTCCACCGGTAGTGCTAACATCTGCACTGTTCCACTCTTGGATGCCCCAAGTAGTCGCTTGCGTATCAACCCACCATTTGCCGTTATTCGGGGCCGCTCCCGGAGCAGTTGCTTGGGCTTCTAACTCTGATAGATCAACATCAGCACGTACAATAAATGCTGCGTTGCTGACTCCTAGCAAGCTGTAAGCTGCTAGCAGACCGTATTCGTTTCTTTCACCGCCGTGTACTGGACTTGAAGAAGCAGTCTTCTCAAAGAATGGTACTCCAAACAGATCAGTAAGATCGCGTTGGCTAGTTAGTTTAAATGCCTTGCCGGCATTTGCTTTTGTTGTGGATGAGGCAACCGCTGTCCCTGATCCGTTCGTTTTGTCTTGCGCTGTAGCTACTACGATAAGAGGAGTAGTACCAGGCTCTGCTGGTGTGTAAAAACTCTCGTCGATAACTGTAACTTGTACGCCTGGTGATTGTAGTGCCATATTCCCTATTCTCCTGGTAATAGTTTACTCAAAGTATTTACCTGAATGCAGGAAAAATAGTCCGTTATAACCCCTGAAAAAGGGGCAGAAAAGGCTAAGTATTTTTATGAGACCACTTTGCAAGTGCGGATACCGCCCTAAAGCAGTAAATTACAAGAAAAATGACAGAGTATACTACCGAAGTCTCTGTGAAATCTGCATGTCCAACGGAATTGGTCATGGAATACCCCGCTGGGTTAGAGCAGGGTATCAGATAAAGTTACAATGCGATAAGTGCGGGTTTCGATCACCGCATAAAGAAGTGTTTAGAGTATTTCACGTAGACGGTAATTTAAACAACTGCCGTCCTAACAATCTAAAAACTGTTTGCTGTAACTGTGCTCAAGTACTAGGCAAAGAAGGAATTGCCTGGAAGCAGGGTGACCTCATCGCTGACTATTGAAGCGGCCTGCTTGTACAATGCGTCAATAGTATGATTGTTGTCTAGAACAGCGTCAAAGTCTGTGCCCACCCATGCTGTTTCACTAGCATGAATTTTTCGCATCTTTAATTCTTGAATTGCATAATTGCGGCCTGTGTTTGCGTCGAGAGCCACTTGATACCAATCAGGTAATTCTCCACGTTGTACCCAGACAATCTTACCACCTGCATTTCGAATACTTTGAATTTCATTAGGAAATCTACAATCACTAATTACTACATTATCTTTACTTAGACGGAGTTTGTTTTCCAAGCTAGCGATCCAGATATCGTCATGGAATGTTTTGCGGCATACTTCTGTACCCCAATATTGGAGAACCCAACGAGGAGTTAGTGTAGGCATTGCTAGGCGAGTTGCCCACCACGGATCTACTTGTTCTCGCCATTCGCGAGCTTCCTTAGTACGACCTTCTAGCATAGTTCGGTCCCAACCAAATACTGCTGCCACTGCATCTTTAAGAGTTGATGCAAAGCTCTCTCTACGATACCGATGAAAATTTACGAGATAATCCGCAACAGTATCTTTGCCGCTGCCTATAAATCCCACTACCCCAATTATAGCCATAAGTTTTTTCCTTTTTCATATTATATTACACTTTTATATACTTGTCAACCATAATTATAAATACAAAGTCATGAAAGATTACCAATCTCAAGCATTTGTTTATAAATGGAAGCATATACCAACTAGTATGTGGTATATCGGATCACGAACTGCAAAAAATTGTCATCTTAACGATGGATTGCTAACAGCAGTATAGATGTCAGCGCTGTTAATCAGCGTTCTACCAGTTGTGGGCCTTTCTAAGAACCCGCATACACCTATAATCATAACTATCTCCTATACGACAATTATACTATAATAATGATATAGGGTCAACCTATCTATAAGGTTTTGGTTGTTTTGGTTTGTTAGTGTTCAATCTATTAGCTAATACACTTGCAGTATTGATAGATTTAGTTCTTTGAGTTCTTCTAGCTGCTTGAGGAGCAGTACGTGCTCTAGTAGTTTTCATCTTCTGGGCCTGTGCCATATCCATAGGCTGGTGGCATTTTGATGGATGACTAACTTGTCGGCTCTTCCTTGGTCCTGATGAACAACGGAATTTTAATTTAGTTGTGCCGCCACGAGCAGTGTGCTTGCCAACACCCCAAACCATTTTAGCAGTTTCAGTATATAACTCTTCGTCATCTTCAAAAATAAATTCATTAGCTTTCATTATCCGATCACCCATCCCCAACCTTGTGTAGTAATACCAGTCTTAAGGTCTTCACTTAGTCTATCCATATCAGATTGTCCTTCAGCTTTCATTGCTGCCCCGTTAAGCGCTGTGCCGCCCTGCGGACCTGCAATGCTGGCAAACTTTTCACGGGCTTGACCAAGCATCATTTTGCAATTAGCAAGGGTGTAATCTTTAATCCATTGTCCTGCATACGTATCTTCGATAATTGCGTGATCAGGTTTGACGTTATAAACCAACAACATAACTGACTCTTGAGTGCGAGGACGTTGATGAATTGTTAGTTTACGGTTTTGTGGATTCCAATTAAAGTTAATAAAAGATCCAAACATCTTACCAACCATTTCTTGATAGCCTGCAAACAGTTCGTATGTTGCTAGCCCACCCATGTTTGTTGATGATAACAAATAGGTATTTGTGTAGGCTAAGTTAAACGGTTCAAATACGGTACCGCCGCTTCCTCCGCCTGTGCGCGAACCAATAGTTCTACGATAAATCTGTCGGACAACCTGTATTTCTTTTGGCAAAATATACTCGTTTTGATCTTCTTCAAGATTCAAAAAGATGTAACTTTCTTCAACAGCATTATCTGCACGTTGTCGAAATACTGCTAAACTGCGTGTTAGCGCAGTTTCGTAATGGATAGGATCTAGCTCTATATCAATCATGCCGTCACCCAGCATGGCTTTACAGTAGTCGTAAACGCTTTGTTTGGTAATATCTATTTGGCTCATACAAGTATTTATCGTTACGGTAAATATAGTATGCCAAGATTAAGCCTCTACCGCGCCCAAAAGGGCAATGATTTTAAATTCATCGATAAAACCGTTTGGGAAATGTTCCAAGTCGGCGGAGTCGATGTACTTGTTCACAAGTATATAGGACCTGGTTCTAGCAGTGAAGTTACTCCGACAACTCCTGCATATACCACAGACAATCCTTTACAAATACAAGATTTACTATTCTTAGAAAATAGAGATCGTAAGTATGATCCGGATATATATAGGCTGCGAGGTGTTTATAATATTCAAGACATTGACTTTAACCTAAGTCAGTTTGGTCTATTTCTACAAAATGACACAGTATTCATGACGTTTCATATTAACGATACTGTCGAAAAACTTGGACGTAAAATTATGTCGGGCGATGTAATTGAGCTACCGCACTTAAAAGACGAGTATGCACTTAACGATTTGCAGTTTGCTCTAAAACGTTTTTACGTTGTTGAGGAAGTCAATCGTGCAGCGGAAGGATATTCAGTAACTTGGTATCCGCACCTATATCGTGCTAAATGTAAACCACTAGTAGACAGTCAAGAATTTAAAGACATTCTCAACGGTCTCGCTGACGGAGATGGTAACGATACTACCACTACCTTACGTGACATTATGTCTACGTATGAAAAAGAAATGCAGATTACCCAAGCAGTTCTTAACCAAGCAGAAGCAGATGCTCCTAAGAGCGGATACGATACTACTAAATTCTGGACTGTTCAACTGGATGAAAACGGAAATGCTGATCTAGTAACTGTTGACAATGAAACTATTGATGCTAGCTTGCAAACGCAGGCCACTGATGCTAATGGCAACTTGTTGTTTGATGCCAACAACGACCCAATATATGTTGGGCCAACAGCTAGCACAATGTTACAAACTGCCAAGGGCAATGGCTACCAAGGTTACCTAACAGGAGATGGCATTCCTTCAAACGGCGCGCCGTTTACTGCTGGCATTGCATTTCCACTGTCAGGCGTAGACGGACAGTATTGCCTAAGAAAAGATTACATGCCTAACAGACTGTTTAGGTTCAACGGAACAAGATGGGTTAAGATGGAAGATATACAGCGTATGACTATGAACAATCTAGGTGCTAGCGATACCGGAGTTGGCGATACATTTGAAGGTAAAGATGTTCGTCAAACACAGAAAGGTACATTTATTAACAATACAAATACAGCAGTCATCGACGGGCATACTGTTGAAGAGAAACAAAGCCTTAGCAAGGCGCTTAGACCACAGGCGGATGTATAATGTATATCTATAAATTTATACATACCGAAAGCGGAAGAGCGTATATAGGGCAAACTATACAAAATCCAAATCGGCGTCGGCTTGAACATATTGCCGATAGTAGGAATACTCCAAGAACATATCACTTTCACAATGCTTTAAAAAAATACGGATCAGAATCATTTATATTTGAAGTTATTGCAGAAGCGAAATCTTTGGAAGAATTAAACTTGTTAGAGGAAAAATATGTGAATCAATACGATTCTATTAACAATGGGTTTAATATTCGACAAGCAGGTGGCAACAAGCTACATTCTGAAGAGAGTAAACAACGGATGAGTGATGCTCAAAAAGCTGCTCATTTACAGAGAAGATTAGAAGGAAGAGATAGCGGATGGAAAAGGAAAGATGGCGGGCCTATGAAAGGAAAAATCTGTTCCGAAGAAAATAAACAAAAAAAACGAGAAGCACATTTAAAAGCACAGCACTATACTGGAAAAACTTGGAAAGTTATAGATGGTAAAAGAGTGTGGTTAACTAAGGAGGCTGTGGCTAACGCTACTGTATAATCATCGACTATTTTTATGACGGACAAATAAGACGATATGTAACGCAATTCATGCGTGTGTTTATAGGATTTAAGTATCAAGACGGAGAAGGCAATCAATTAAGTGTTCCGGTGCTGTACGGAGATATGACCAGGCAAGTTGCTAGTATTATTAAAGATAACAGCGAAAACAAAATGTCTACCGTTCCTCGCATTGCCTGTTATATCAGTGGCGTTGACATGGATATGAGTCGGATGAGTGATGCTACGTTTGTTAGTAAGGTTAATATTAGAGAACGTAGATATGACGATATCGACGGTACAATTGATTATCAAAATGCACAAGGCGGCAACTATACCGTCGAACGGCTAATGCCTACTCCGTTCACACTGTCTATGAAAGCAGACATCTGGACCAGTAACACTGATCAAAAGTTACAATTATTTGAACAGATTATGGTATTGTTTAATCCTAGTCTTGAGTTACAAACAACGGACAACTATATTGATTGGACTAGTTTAAGCGTTCTAAATATAAAGACAACTAATTTTAGTTCTAGAACAATACCACAAGGCACTGACAGTGACATTGACATTTGTTCTGTTGAGTTTGATATGCCTATATGGTTAT